GTAACGGCGAGTCTTCGGTATTAATACCTTTGAATGCCGGAGCAGCTAGGTTAATACTTTGAAGTTGTTGTGCCATATTATGAGTACCACACCATTTCTTCTGGATGTTTAGCAGCGTCAAGTGCAATAGCGTCTGACAAATACTTATCCGCAATGCCAAAGTATTCTGCTGCGCTTGTACCGCCAGTTTCACCACGCTCACGAGCAGCCAGTGCTACAGCCATGTGAACCACAGGCATGTGAGGAACAAGCAGCGTATCTGTATCTTCTGTCAAGTCCCCCTGTGGGATAACCATGTTAAAGTTTAACGTGTACGCTGCATCTGGGATGGGGTACAGGTCTACTTGCGTATCGCCACTGCTGTTGACACCGTTGAAGCTGTAGTTCTTAGGTGAACCAGAGATAGGATTGCTGTTTAAAAACTGATTGTTGTACCAGTGTGCTGTCTGATACTCCATGAAGTGATTAGACGTATCGTTAACAACGTCAAGAATCTTACCTCTGTTCTGTGTGCCAGTAAGAACGTAGTTAAAGATGTCTGCTGTGGTAGTTACAACAAGCGTTCTACGCAACGCAGACCAATCAGTTGAGTCTTCGACAATACGCTTTGCATCGTTAACAAAGTCGCCCACCAGTGCGCTGTACGTGTTCTCCGATACGGTAGTTACCGTGTCTTCACGGAGCCTACGAAGTACGTTGTTTACTAGATTTAAGTATGTCATGTAAGCCTACCGTAATTATGCAAAGTATTTTGAAAAAAGACCGGGTACAGTCGATGGTGTAGACAAGGTTGGTACTTGTAACGGAGCGTCTGGTGCCCATGTGATTCTGTACATATAATCTTCAAAAGAGGGTGTTTGTCGTGGCGTAGAGTAACCCAGCCCTCCTCCAGTAGCCGCAGCAGTTCCTCCGGTTAAAAGACCGCCAATAACCTCTTCTTGGTTTGTAAACTCTCCTGAGTCTACTTGGCCTCCTAGAACAACGTCAGGCTGTTGGTCATCATAACCACCAATAGCTAAACCGCCGACATCTTCTACTGACGGCTCAGGAGCAACTACTGGGGTTCCGCCAGAAGAGCCGTTGCCAGTAACAGCATCAACAATAGCACCACCTAGAATAACATTGCCAGCATCATCTACAGATACTGACCCGCCAATAGCGTCTACGGCGCTCTCAATGGCTCCTGCTGGGTCAGAAACAATGTCCCCTATAGTGTCCCCTATGTCTGACAAAACGCTGCCAGGATCGCTTATAGCGTCTTCTATTTGACCTGCTATTTCGTCTACAGTACCTATAATCGTATTAGGACTTGTAGAAGGTAAGCCGGGAATACCGGGTACATAGACGCTCCAATCACCCGGATCAAAAGTACCCGGAGATACACCACCACTAGGAGAGATAACTCCAACGCCGGGGCCTAAAATGTCCGCAATAGTGTCCTCTGGGCTAGGAGTAATCGTAGGCAAATCAATAGAAATGTTTCCTACTATGTCTCCTAGAGTGTCTCCAACAGAAGATACAAAGTCTCCTATAGTCGGTTCTTCGTCTGCGGTAGTGTCAGCAGCAACGTCTACAACTTCTTCTTGAGGAGTTTCAGTGCTTTCAGAAGCAAACAAATCTGAATATTCATATCCAAATTGATTCATTAACGATGAAGCTACTTCTTGCCCATATAGCTCATTGACCTGTTGAAACAAAGGCTCTAAAACATCAGGCTGTAAAGTTACAATACCTGAAGGGTCCCTGCTTATAAAACGAGAATATTGAGGGTCCCAAGCATAATCAGCTTGAATATAAGAATTTAATAATGCTTCAAACTCATCATAATCTTCTGGAGATAAAGAAGATACGTCTATACTTTCATAATAAGCATTGCTTGGCATTACTGTCCCCTCGCTACATTACGAGTACGTTCATAACTACGCAAACCACCTAAGCCCAGCATACCTAACAGCACTGGCATCATCGTAGACAAATCCAGAGTAGGTAACACTACGTCACTACCTGACACTGCTAAAGCGAAGTTACCGAGCGGAGATATAACGAAGTTAAAAGATAGACCCAACACGCAAGACCAACCAGCAGCAGGTCTCCATCCGCTAACAAATAGGGACTGGCTTTGCGCTTCTTCTTTGTTGACTTGGATTTGAGCTTTGGCAATTTCATGTGCCTGTCTCTCGGCCAGAGTTGCAATTTCATGTGCTAACCTCGCTTTCTCGTCTGCGTCTGGAATAAACTTATCGAGCAGAGAAGAGACGCTTGTAATAAGCAGTTCTATCATTCTTACCTCAAGTAGTATGTAGTAGCAGCGACTAGCGCACTAACAACAATCCAAACTAATCGTTCCATGTTTTTAACGTGCTGTTGGTTGTAGCCAACAATCCCTTTAATAGCGTCTGTGTCACGCTCTTGTTCATCAGCCCTGTACTCAAGTCGATCAATACGACCATTCGCTGAGTGTATCTTCTCTTCTACACGGGCAAGCAAAGACAACGCTTCGGACAGCTTGTCGATCTTTACCTCTAGACGATCTAAGCGTAAATCAATGTCCATGTAAATATCCTTAGCCATTACTCATTTGTTGTTGTAGCTCTAAAACCTGAACAATATAGGTTTCTGTTACTTCAATTGTTTCAAGCAAAGGTGTTGACCAAGTTCCAGACTCTACTCCATCAATAAAGTAAACGCCTTCAAGTCTTGTGTCTTCAGGAGCCGGTTGATTGTAAGTTACTGTAATCATATTAAGCGTCCGTTATTACAACGTCTGAAGTGCCTGATCCGTTCCATTGCGTTGCTACAGCAGTTCTGTCTCCAGAAGCAATAGGGAATTTCCAATACCTTCTTTCTGTTCCGTCTGTAGCTGTAGTTGCACCAGAAACATCTAACTGTAAAGTCCCACCGTTTACATCTATTGTGGCAGAAGTAAATACATCTGCTGGAGGATTTGTACCATTTCCTGTGTTTTCTAAACGGACAAAAAAGTCCCAAATAGACGTAGTGTCTGTTACATAATCAAGCTCTACAATAGTGTATCCTTTATAAGTTGTTGGTGACCTAGACCCTATAGCACTAGTATCGTTATAACCGTATAGATCTAGGAAACCTAAAACTTGAGCATAACCTTCAGTAACAGTAACGGTTGTTTCAGTAACAGCAGACGTACCATAAAAGTCAGTAAGCGAAATAACGCCACTAGCAGGAACACCAGTATCAGCGTCATAATACTCAGACAGAGAAATAGGATTAGTTCCTCCAAACTCTGTTTGAATCTCTGACAGCTTTATTGCACCACTAGCCTGAAGAGCCATTAGACTGTACCAAATGCAGTGATATCGTTAGCAGAAACAACTTCGCCTGTAGTCTTCAGCTTAAATACATCCGTACCGTTATAATCAAATACAAGTTCGTTAGCAATTACGCTAATAGTCCAAAGACCTAGAACAACACTTGTTGCTGTAGCCGTAGTAAACGTACCAGCAGCAGCACTAGCAGCACCAATTGTTGTGCCGTCAATTGCACCTGCGTTAATGTCTACGGTAGGCGCAGTCACTGTTCCTGTAAACGTAGGAGACGCAGTAGGTGCATAACCAGCACTAGCGTGATCACCCCAGCCGTACGCCGTGTCCCACTGTGTTTGCTTTGCTGTAGTAGGAATAGCGTAGCCAGTAGCATAAGTAACAGCCAAAGTTCCTGACGTAGTAATTGGCGTACCTGCAACAGACAGGCCTGTAGGAACCGTCATAGCAACGCTTGTTACTGAGCCGTCACCTGTACCAAGACCATCAATCTGAGTTTGAATGTTAGACGTAACACCATCAAGGTAATTAATCTCAGCAGTCGTAGCAGTAACGCCATCGAGCAAGTTAAGCTCAGAAGCAGTAGAAGTAACAGCAACACCACCAAGGTTTAACGTAGTAATAGAAGCAGTAGGAATTGTAGCCGTACCAGTAAACGTAGGACTAGCCTTGTTAGCTTTAGTGGCAATAGCAGTTGCAATGTTATCAAATTCTACTTCAAACTCAGAACCACGGACAACCTTGTTAGTGTCGCCTGACGGTAAGCTGTCTTTAGCTTCAAAGTCTGTTGTCTTAGTATAGTCAGTCATTTGTTATACCTTTATTCAATGTCATCCGGGTGTGTGGGCCAAGTGATCGTGTGTGGAAACCCAACCTGTTGTGGTACGTCTCTAAGCTCTTGGCGGTACGTTTGAATTTCTGGACTCATGGGTACGTCTGACAAGCCAAAAACGTCCGTATCGGATAGCAGAGTATCCCTAACGTCTCGCCAGTATTGAGCTATGCGATCATCAGCCCAGTCAGCAACAACCCACTCTGAGCCACTCCACACAACGTCCTGAAACTGCGTTGACGCAGGTCTGTCAGCGACAGCAACGTACCCCGCATCAGCAATCTCATCCGCAGTAAACGTACTGGCGTCAGTCTTGGTTGTCCCGTCTGACAGTCTGATTCTGTCTGGTAGCTCTGCCGGATAGCTTCCGTCTTTTGTGTATAGAGTCATCGTTTACTCCAAATCTATGTAAAACACCGACAGCGACTGCCGACCCGTATCGTTTGCTGTGACCGTATGCGATGCTGGTGTACCGCTATTGTAAATCACATAACCTAACGAGCGCGTACCGCCAGTGGTCGTGTCTGTTTTAATCGTTGCACCACCCCATGTCATTGTCGGTGACTGCGTTGTGCGTCCAGCAAGCATTGCAACCGCTATGGTTGGCACTGTCGCATTGGTAGAGCTTAGTGATGCGCTCAATGCCGAAACACCTTTGTCGTTAGCAAAATTGCGAGTAGTGAATGACGTTATTCCGTCAGCCTTCCTAAACGAGCCAGCGATAATCATGTTGGCTTCTGCGTCTTGTGTTGCGCTAAATCCAGTGTCGCCAGATTGAATGATTCGCCCATAAACAAACGAGCGCGGGTATTCGTTGGTGTCACCGTTGCCAATAAGAGTCCAGCCTGTTGGGGTAGTGACAGCAACAGTCTTATTGTCTAAAAACACAGCGACGATACAAAAGTCTCCGGTCTGAGTGCCTGTCGGCAGAGACACACTTGCTGTTGTTGTGTTACTGCTAGACATCGAGCCGCTAACAGCAACAAACGAAATATCTGACGGCTCCTCTGTTGGCGGCCACGCACCGACGCGCTTCGCCTGACTATGAGAACGCAGTCCAGTAATTCCTCCCGCGCCTTCGACCAAATCAACAAAAGGCACATCCGAACCTGCCAGTGCGTTTTTGATGTTCTGTCGAAATTTGCGGATATGTTTACGCATTACGTTTCTCTTATACTTATGCAAGAGCTTAGTGCAAAGTTTGCAGATGAATAAGATGCAGAAACTGACCGAGTTTCTGTAGCCAACGCCCGTACACTAGCCGCAGACATTTCTCTTGTTGTGCCACCGGATGCAGTTGGATTTACTTCGTCATCAAGTGTTACGCCTGACCAAGTAATATCATAGTTTCCTGCACCAGCAGTAGATTCCACGTTGTACGCCATCGCAAGAACTACGCTTGGGTTTACTGTGTCTACATCTAACGTGTGAGGGCTTGAGTTTGTGTTTGCTGTTGCCGTGTCTTGTACGGTCAAGCCGTTACCATAAACAGCCCACACCGCAATTTCGCATCTCGATGACGTGCCGCTAAAAGCAACTGACACGGTTCCGCTTGTACCAGATGAGAGTGCGACTGTGTAAAATACAATTCCCGAATGGACAGAGCTTACTGCTGGGTTATAAGCCGCGCTACCTGTAACAATGGAAGCAGAAGAACCGGCGACAGAAACACTGCTTACATCAACGTTTGGATTTGCGCCGTGCGTTACCGCAACCACAATGGTTCTGTTTGATTTTGCTGTCCCAAGCGGAGTGCTTGTGAAATTGTAGGTCGTTGCGTCTGCTTCATTCTCTTGTATTGAAAGAAACTCATAAGATAATGGCTGTAAAAGCTCATAAACAGCATCCATACTCCAGATGCCTGAGTTTTTGTAGTTTCCGTAGGTAACCGAGGCTGTTGGCCCGAATTCTAAAGTCACCGCCCACTTTGAATCGCTTGAAGACCACACCAGAGTGCTCGGGTCTTCTGTTCCAGCAGAGACTCCGGTTTTGTACATAATAGCGTTAGAGCCGCCCAATCGTCCGTCTTGTACTGCTGTTGTGTAACCTGTCGGTGGAGATGAGATTGTTGAGTTGTCGTCATCAATAGCCGCTAAAACCAAAACAATTGAATCGTCAGACGCAACTGTCACAGATGGTGGGTCGATAGACGTACCAAAACTTGATGTCGTACTAGCACCGCTGAGATACTCTACATCACTCATTGCAATAACGGTTATTGCATCAACTACAGAAGTGATTCCAATGCTTGTATCAACAGTTGCGCCCATAACTTTGTAGGCAATGGTAGTGTTAATACTTGCACTAAACACATTGTCTGAAATTGCCGTCCACCCGCTTGATGTAATCGTGGTGTTTTCAGTTGATTCGTCAGATGTAATGCAAACAAGAACCAAGTCGCCCTCAGCCAGTCCTGTAATACCTGTCAAGCTAACTGAGTTGGCTCCGCTTGCGCTCGCTGTGCCTACAATCGATGGGGTACCGCCTGTTGAGCTAAGAATATATTGTTCAGTCGAGCCAAGGTCTAGCGTCGCACCAATCATGCCGCCATTATCGTAAAGCGATGCGACATTACTAGCCATCAGCTAATCTCTTCGTAACTGCACACTGCTTCAAGGTCAGACGCCGCGCTAGCCGTCAGACGAATTGACTCGCCTTCCTGTAGATAAATCTGCGTTTCTTTGGAGATAACAACCAAAGAAGCATCGGCAGGGACAGTGATTGTCTTTGCCAAGTGATACGCTGTTGTTCCGTTGTAGTGGTCAACAGTGATGTCGGCGTTATTCGTACCGTCGACGTTGGCAACCATCAGCGTGTTGACTTTAAACACCTTACCGCTTGACGCTGCGTTGCTAACAATAGCCGTGGCAGATGTACCGACTGCCTGTGTTGCTGTTTTGCCGGTGACTGTAGTCAGTCCAGCGATGTTTGGAGCCGCCATATTAAATCACCCGAATACTAGTGTGATCGCAGTGGCTTGGGCGCGAGTCAAACCACCGCCACCGCCGCCACCACCGATTTCTTTGATTGTACCGCTATCGTTGATGTAGAGCTTCTGCGCGGATGTATCAATAGCAACCTCCCCGCTGACGATGTTACTCGTCGTTGGGGTAGTTGTTCCGCGCTTTAGCTTTATGGTTTGAGCCATTAATATGTTCCACCGTCAATGGTTCCTACTTCAAGGTCAAACGATATCGCACCAGTGGAGCCAGTGCCAGTGCCAGTAATTGAGCCATCAGTTGAAGATATTTGCACTGAAGTGATGTCGCCAAAGTCACTCAGATTATAAGTCACCGGAGTGCCTGATACGTCTTCCGTGAAAACAAAGCCATTGGTATCCGTGTACTCAATCTTCGCAGTAGTGGTCTGAATGAGCATGTGTCCGCTTTCTGCGACTGACGTCGTACCACCATCAGAAACAAGATGCAGTGCGTTGCTACCAGTACCAGAGCCAAAGCCAGCGCCGTATCCTAACAGCGTATTGAACTGACCTGTCGAAGAGACACCTGAGTTGTTACCGATTGCAATACTGTATTGAGCACGAGCGTCAGAGTAAGAACCAATTGCGATGCCATTTACGCCGCCAGCAACCGTTGCGTCCAAGCCAATAGCAACTGAGCCTGACGTACTTGCGTTTGCTTGGTCGCCGATTGCAACGCCCTGAGCGTTTGCGTAGCTATTCGCGCCAATAGCAACAGGTGTTGTACCACCAGCAGTCGCTCCACCACCAATTACAATTTTGTCTAATGACGTATCGAAAACGTCAACGTAGGTTGTGCCGTCCGTGGTGAATTCCCAGACGTCATCCGTCTCGTTCCACCGAAGTGATACGTTTGTGCTTGTACCACGCTCAACCTCGATACCAGCGTTCTCAGTTGGAGCGCCAGTCTCGTTGCTATTTAACGTGATGATGTTGTCAGCAAGGTTAATGGTTTCTGTGTTGACCGTTGTGGTTGTACCGCTGACAGTCAAGTCACCGCTGATTGTAACGTCAGCAGAGAATGTAACGTCTGCGCTTGCACCCGTGCCAAAGTTTGTTGCTGTGCTGATTTCACTAAGACGGGTCTGTAGGTTTGCCACAGAAACATCGTTGTCAGTAACAGAGATGGTTGACCAGCTAAACGAACCGTCTCCATCAGACACAAGAGCCTGACCGGATGTGCCGTTTCCAGAGACGTTAAGCTCTGCCGCACCGACCGAGTTGTCAGTAATGGTTGACGCATTAACAGAGCTAAGTGTTGCAAGAGCGCCAAGACCTGAGACTGAAGCGTTTGGCAGTGAGCCAGTAACATCGGTAGATAGGTCGATAGCGTTACGAGTAATGGTCTGACCTGAGATGGTCAGGTAGTCGAGTGTCCCGCCTAGTGTGACATCTGTGGAGTTGTCAGTGCCAGCAGGGTCAACACCAAGGTTGCTTTGGATGGTTGTTTTATCTCCTGCGGAAATAGCAGTCGCCGCAACGAGACTTGACGTTACGTTTGTTGCATCAGTAACGTCTGCTGACGCTTCAACTCCGTCCAACTTGGTTTTGTCTGATGCGGTCATGACACCCGCAAGACTAGTTGTAGCCGCCGCGATTGAGTCATCAGTGCCGGTAGATGATGCAATCGTAACGGTAGACGCACCCTCGGTGACCGTAATGTTTGTGCCAGCCGAGTTGTCAGTACCCGCTTGGTCGACGTCAATCAGTGTGCGAATCTCAGCCGCTGTAACACCTGTTGCAAGAACCGGAGAGCCAGCGTTGTTTTTGATTGCGCCACCAACAGCAATTGGAGTGTTCGCCGCTGCCGGGTCACCAACGTAAAGGGTGTCAGAGCCTTTAGAATAGGCTAATTCACCTTGTGCAAGAGTAGAAGGGGCCGCTGACCCCGTAGATCGTTTGATCTTGATTGTTTGGGCCATTAGTAGGAGCCTCCATCTAGTGTGTCGGAGTTGTCAGTAGCCGTACTTAACAACACCCAACTATATACGTTTGTTGAAACTTCTCTGTAAAAGTATAAATCTTCGTCGTCTGTTTTGTACCACATATCGCCCTCACGATAAGTACCGCCACTAGGCTGAGTAGCCTGACGGTAAAATGTCATTCGGTTTATTGTGGCAATAAGGGGTTCGTATAGAGTGTCTGCGGTACTTTGAGTTAAGTACCCAGCTTCTTGAATAGAGTTTGCCGATGCTTCTGCTGCGGCGGCTGATGCAGCGGCATCTTGAGCGTAGCCAGAAATAGTAGAAGCGTAGACATCTGTCGTTGCTTCACCACTACCACCGCTACCACGAAATATGCCCATAGTTACCCGCCAGTATCCACAAAAGAAGAGAAAGGAAAGGGGGCCATGAAGACCCCCAGAGGTTCTTACTCGTCAGCTACAGCGAGGATAAATCCAGCTTCAGGACGGTAAGTCTCTACGCCGTACAGAGTGTCGGCAGTGTAGAGAGTTGACAGGTACTCTTGCTTGTACTGAGTCTGTGAACGTACAGAAAGTTGCTCTGCAAGGATCAGTGCTTCGTTGTGGAAGAACAAGCAACCACGTACAGCAATTGAACCGCCAGCGTTCTGAGCAGCAGTCTCAAGTACAGGAGCGTTGCTAGAAACATATACGTCAACGCCGTACAGGTTACCAATCAAGCCTGACTCAACACCACGACCGCCTACGAAGTCAGAAGACACGTAACGATCAACACCCATGATAGACTTACGAACAGCCGGAGGAATAACAATCACTCGTCCTTCCATCGGTACGTCAGCGTCGTCCATCAACTTGATAGCTTCACGGAAACCAAGGTCCGTAAAGTTATCGCCAGTAGCTACAGTGTCAGCAGCAAATGTGGCAAGACCTGAAGAAGCGTTGAAGTAGTAAGCGTTGCTGTTAACCCAAGATGAAGCATCCGTAGGTGAAGCAGTTCGCGTACCGTTACCAAAGCCAGTACCAGCATTGATGAGGTCAGTGTCTACTTGCTTAGCAAGAGCATAACCAGCATCTGACGTGTAGAACTGACGGAGGCTTGAGAGAGCCTGTACTTCAACGATGTCTTCAATGAGTCGTGAGTACTCAAAGTGACGGTTAATAGTTACTTGCAACTCTTCTTCAAGGTTTGCTTGAATTGTTACCGCAGCGGCTTCGTTTTTTGCAGACGCAGAACCACGAGTAGGCTTAGGGATGTGAATTACATCGCCTTTCTTGCCAGACATTGACAACTTCTTGACAAGAGGAGCCATTTTTAATGTTTTTTGATAAGCAGCAATGATCTCATCACTCCAAATTTCTGGAATAAAAGTACCTGCTGCTACTTTGTCTACTACAGCGTTAGCTGTAAAAAACGCACCGGAAGTTTCGTTAGCCATATTAATCTCCTAAAGGATTATTTAACACGACCCTGCGAATATGCAGCTAAGATTTCGTCTGATAATGCAGCATACCGATCAGGGTCAGTTTTCATTAGTTTAATAATGTCGGCCCTACGATAGACTTTCTTGCGTGATCCTTCGGCTGTACCACGAGCGTTACCTGTACTAGCAGACTTAACACTTTCTTTCCGCGCTTGTCTTTCAACATTAGCTGTTTGATTAACAAGTCCCTGACGTTCTTTCCATGTGCTGAATAGCTCGTCAGCCGCTTCGTGATCGTATCCTTGGTCTGCCGCTACAAATAATTGAGTCCTAATCTTAGATCCTTTAATCCACTCAGCAAACTTAGGATCTTGCAAAATAGTTTGCATGTCCGGATGTCGCTGCTGTAGATTAGCCAAAGCTGCTTGCTTACGGTGTTCCGAAGCGTACTGCTCTGCTTCCCTAATCTTAGGATGGTTCTCGATTGCTCGGTTTACTGCCTTTTGTGGGTCAGTAAAGTAGTCTATATCGTCTTCAGGCTCAACAGTTTGTTGTTGAGGTGCTTGTGAGAGTTGTGTCTGAATGTAATCGTCTACGACTTTACGAAGTTCACCTACCTCAGAAGACTGACGACCAAGGAGCTTTTCAGCCTCTTGGTGCATCTGAACAATTTCCTCTAGGGACTTGTTCTGGTACTTCTCTGGTAACTGTGGTTCTTCTGGAGGTTGTTCAACAAATTCTTCTTGTTGGGCCTCTGTGATGTCGTCTGCGTTTTCCTCTTCAGGACGCTCGTCAAGTAGTGTAGCTCTCGCCATTATTAAACTCCGTGGTTATTATTATCCATTATGGAGATTGTTGTTATAGGGTTGGCCTACGATAGCTTACGGCTCCCTGCGTTGTTTTCCTGCCCTCTCGTGTTCGCGTACCCATTTCATGTGCTGTCCCGGAAAGTCTCCCGAAGCACCGTCAAGGATACATTGAGTTGCGGATATAATCTTTGTAGCGTTAGCACCACAACCGCACCTACTGGTTGTAACACTACCATCTACAAAGGATTCAAAGACGTGCCCATTAGAGCACTTAAAGTCAAACACTTTGAGCATCTTTATCTTCTTCTACAGCTTGCTCATACGAAGCGTTTACAGTAGCTTCTAAGTTCAAAAGGTTAGCAATTACTGCTAATTGCCCTTTGCGAAAGTAAAGATCCTCAGAATCTTTGGTGTTTTGTACATCGTTAGTATGTACTGCTGTATTCTTAAGTTCCTCAACTAGCTGAGTCCAACCTTCGTTGCGGAATAAAGAATGATAATTATTGAAATACTTCTCTAGTTCAGGAGCCATTGTTTTCCTCTGGTTGTTCCTATGTATTTATTATATCACATTTTTAAGCAAAAGTCAAGCCTTTTTAGTCTTCTTTTTGCCGTACTGTACCTTAGTGCCTTTCTTTTTAGCCGCAGCTTTGGCTTTAGCCATACCTTCCTTGGTATAGGCGTAGTGTTTTCCGTCAACTTTTGGCATTATTTCTTCCCCTTGGCTGTTTTTGCTGCCTTCTTGAACGCTTTTGCCGTAGGCGCTCCCTTAGAGCCGGGTTTACGCATACGTTCTCCCGATCCTTCTTTGATTCGTTTACGCTTGGCGTGAATGTTCGCATAGAGGCCTTGTTTAGCCATCTACTTCACCACTTGACTTTATCAGCCCAGTAAGCTGCGGACATCTTTCCTTTACTAATGTTTCCAGCGTGTCGAGCCTTGAAAGACTTTCGTCTAGCCTTCTCTTTAGCTGTAGTAGGATTCTTTCCAGCACCTGAAACTCCTTGTTGTCCAAATCTGATTGTTTTTACCTTGTCACCTTCTTTAGCTACAACAACGTGGCTTTTAGTTGGATGATTAGGCGTTCTCTTGGGTTTGTTGAACCCGCTTACTCCCGCTCGCTTTAGCCTTGGGTCCTTCTCCTTTGGCATTAGATAGCTCCTCCACCTTGGCCTCCAAAGCCTCGATTCTGTCGAATTGGGCTTGGAATCTGTTGTTGATTTGGTTGACCAAACTGTCCAGTTCTCTGGCGGTTAACATTCATATCTTCCTTTGTTTTGTCTTCTTTAATGATTACTTCTCGCTCTTTAAGCATCGCTTCGGCAATTCTCATGCGGCGCTCAAACTCTTTGTCGTCTTGGTCTCCTTCCTTGAGATTACGTGTAATTGCACTAATTTTCTCAATCTCAAGCTCTTGTGGAGCCAACTGTCCGTCAATGATGTACTTCTGAGCACGTGCAGCAGATTCTTGAGCCTGAGCCTGTAGAGCCGCTGTTTGACTCTGCTGGAACTCAAGCTGTGCCTGTTGTTGTTGCATGGCCATCTGCTGTGCTTGAGGATCAGGCTGTGACGCTTGTTGCAACGTAGCGAGAAGCTCTTCACGGTTAGACAAGTTCATGTTGTCAACAATAGACTGAATCAGAGCAGGGTACAGCGGTGAGTCAGGTGACATTGTTTGTAACAACTGCGTAAGTTGAGTTACCTCGTACTCACGTGCAATGATACCTAGCGATGACGAAGCATTAAACTTGTAGTCAGCGACTGGATAGTTCTCAGGGTCAAACTGCATGTACCGATAAGCAGCTTTCTTAACAAACGGAATCAAGAAAGATTGTTGGAAGTTAATAAGTGTCCGCTTATGGCGTTTGATAATAGCGCCCAGAGACATAGATATCCCAGCAGCAGTAGCCTCTCCGTTAACTTGTCCTGCGATGCCAGCGGAGTCAACCGCACCTGTAGCTTGTTGTACCATTTGCTGAAGCGCACCAGCTTGTGCAAACGTAATTTGTCCAACTTGTCCAAAGTTGAACGGTTGAAGAACTTCACGCGGGTCTCCGTTAGTTAGAATCATCTTGCCGGGGCGCACTTCAGGTTTAGCACCTCTAGGCAGTCTTGTTGCGTCAATGGCAAGCATAGGATGAATAGTAAGAGAAAGAGCATCAATACGCGCTCGAAGCTCCGTATCAAGAGCCTTTTGAGAATTGTAACCTTTCTCACAAACACCTCTCCCCCAGAAACGACCGGGAACAACGTCCCAAGGAAATGCAACAACCGGACGGTCCTGCATCATGTACGGGTTTTCTTCAGCTTTAAGAAGAATACCGCCGTTAGCGACCACAACGATAGCCTCAACGTATTCTGACTCTGACCCTTGGTCCTCCCCTACCTCTTCGCTATCGTCGTTCATAGCGCGTTTGAGAAGCTCTCGTGGGACTTTACCGTAGTACTTGGTCAGACGAACCTTGTCGTCGTTGTAAACCGTAAGGTCTTGGTCAGGCTCTAGGTCGGTGTCTGGAGCAGCGTTACCTACGTATACGTCTCTGTACACGCCTTTCTCCTGTAGCTCCTCTACGGCGTAACGAGAGACAAACTCGTCAATAGCTACACCACAAGCGTCCTCAATGGACGTTGCTACAGGCTCGATTAGGAAGTTCTGAGGCATTACAGGCTTTAGCTTGACTACAGTACGGTCTGTAATGTTTACGCCTACAGCAGTTAACTGACCGTCCATAACAGGCTGTGTAGCCGGAGCCATTTCTTTTACTTCTTCAAGGACAACTTCACCAATGCCTACACCAAACACAGCAGCGTTGATAAGACACTCAGCTACCGCTTGACGTATCTTACAGGACTCAAAATCTTCTGTTAGCTTGTTGCGTAGGAACTGTACGTCTTGGCGGTCTGTGTCACCCATGTTGTCTGAGATGTCAAACCACTTACCCCGTCCAAAGGTAGCTTCTTCTAGCTCTGCTACGTTAGACTCAACGGCCTGTTGCAAAGCAGGAGAGATAATCCGTGAACGCTCAGAGTTACGCTGGCTGTCCGCTGGGTCCCAAATACCCCGCCAGAGGCGATAGTACTCATCAAACTTACTCTCGTAGTTAGACTCGTAGTAGTCACGCCAGTTCTCACACTTTGTCATTACCCAATCTTCAAGAGTTTCTTGAATCATCAATGGGTCTACTTCATAAAGGTCTGCCATATCAATATCCCGCCACTACGTCTAAGATTTCGTGGTCATCAATTTCAAAATCATAATGGTAAGCTACGTTAGCAAGCTGATCTACATAAGCCAGTGCGTCAACCAAGTCGTCATGCGTTAAAGCGTCAGGGAACTGGAACAACTGGTCAAGAAACCTTGAGTTCCACTCCCCTTTGTTTAGCGTTACAAAGCCGTTCTCAAAACGACCTTGAAGCGCCCACATCACACGATCCGTCTTCTTTTTGTTGCCGTGTGTTAACTCTTCTACCCTAAAGAACTGTCCGTAACGCTTCTGCAAGTCCGTCAATGGAGACATTACGGCTTGCTTTGCAATCCCTCGTTCAATGCCGACACTGACTGGCCTGTAATCTCTAACGGCTTGAAATATCTTGGCGGCAGTCTCATCAAGGCTCCACCGCCCGTATATAATATTATCAACGTACCAACCATCAGGACTAACCTTGACCACTGCGATTGCTGTTTCATCTAGCTTACTATTCTTAGTTTTCTTCTTGTTAACTTCTTCAAAACCAGCCAAGTCAACAGCAATGTAGTAGTCTCCTACTTCTGGCTCTTCTCCGAACTGAACCCAATCTTCGCGAAACATTTCGCTGCCCCGCGCTTCAAACGAAGCCATGAACTCTTGACGAAATGCATAGCTTGACATACTGCGCTTCGCAATGTCGATTTCACTTGAATCCAATAGCGGGTTATCGTAGCTCGTAAAGTGCCAAGCCTTGTACGTAGGGTCGTCATCCAGTTCCGCATATTTGTACAACTCATAAAAATGATTCCTTCCCATTGGGGTTCCAATAAACATAGCACCGCCTTTCTGGTCAGCCAGAGCAGGTCTGAGAATCTGCTCAAATACCTCTGGCTTCATGTCGGCGTACTCGTCCATAACAAGAAACTTCAAGGACACACCACGCATTGTCTCAGGTCTGTCTGCACCTTTAAGACTTATCGTAGCCCCGTTGACCAGCTTTATCTGCAAGTTATTAATATGAGAACCTGAGATAACTGGGTGTCCTAGCTCCAACAAAGTCTGCCACATAATGTCTCTGGCCTGACCCTGAGTGGGCGCAACGTAAAACACATGGCCTTTGTTAGCCTGTAAAGCATTTACAATTAACAACCAAGCTGCTAGCCTAGACTTACCTGTCCGTCTACCAGCAGCAACAATCTTAAAACGAGTCTCGTCTGCCCATACTTCCTGTTGCCAAGGAAGCAGTTCAATGTTAAGATCCGTCATAGGACGATATTAGATCCTTGATGTGGAAATAATTCGTAAGACATAATGACTGTAGCATCAGCAGCAGAGCATTTTACTTGAATAGTGTCTTGGTCGGTAAGAATAAGGAACTTACCCTCTGCGCCACCAAACTCAACAAAGTCTCCTGCGCTCATGTTCTTAGCGTGTAGGAACGTAACGTCTGTACCGTTCTTAGTCCACTTAGCGTCTACTGTGACAGCACCTGTTGCTGCTACCAGAAAATACATAACTTTGACATGGAAACCAGAAGGTGCTGTTATTACTTCAACAAACGTACCGTTGTCGCCAGCAGCAGCTACGTAACCCTTGGAGCCTTCAAATCTTTGCATTAGTAAGTCCAGATAACAGGTGGAGTACCACGGGTGTCAACGTGTACGAACGTCTCTGCAATGCCAATGCCTGTAAAGCCTAGCTCTAATGCACGTTCAACGATGGTATAACGAGCGCTGCCGTTTGTTATTTTTATGTCGGCAGCAATGCCCTGACTATGTGTGCCCGGCTTGTCTTTTTTTGCTTCTTGCGGGTGCGTTGCGCTACGATAGCCAGAGGTGATTACGAAGGGAAAGCCACATTCGTGGCGTAATTGGTCTAACTTCTCAAGAAACTCTGCCTCCATACGGTTTTCACCAGTAAATTGGCAGTCAAATTCGTCCACATCGAAGTACTTTAGGTTCATTCTACAAGCTCACCTTCAATTATGTCACTTTCTTGGTTAGAACCTACGATTTCAGCCGCACCTACACCAGTAATGTTGATTTGGATAGCGTTTCTACCCGCACCTTGGATAACTTCCTTCTCAAAAGCACCCACGGGTAGTATTCTGTCCATCACTAGCTTCCAAGCAGCAGCCTGATTCTTGTGGTCGTTGTCCAAAGCCGCATCAAATATCGTCTCAAGTACCTTACGTGACTTCGGAGAAGCCAACATACGTGCCTTGTAGTCATTGATGATCGCTGCGTCACCCTTGGGTCGGCCTACGACACCCTTGTTACCCGGCTTTACTGCGGCTACTTCAGACTTCTTGGGCCTACCACGGCCTCTTCTTTTTATTTCTTCGGTCATAAATAATATGATTACCCTAGTATGTCTATAGTATAACATAAAAGCTCCTGAAAGTCAAGCTATTTTTAACTAGGATTTAAAATAATAGTTTTACTTGTGTAATCAAATGGTTACTTGTTGTTAATTTTTAACCATTTTTCTTAATTTTACCTCTTGCAAACTTAAGTGGCTACTCCCATGTCGCCTTAAGTCAATCCCCCTCCCCGGGGCCATAAAAAACTTTGGATCAGGGGTTGAAAACATTTGAAAACTATGGTAGGCCACAGGGGTTGACACAGGTGGCGAATCTGTGGTAAGCGCTTGTAAAAATAAATGTTGACATGTGTGTGCCTATGTAGTAGCCACTGGACACCACCAGCACCACATCGCCCTAGCACAGAAACCAATAGACAGCAATAGTAAATAGTACCACAAATGGGGTATGTATTTCTGGGGTCAAACTGTGGTTATAATAAGCCATCGGCAACGGGGGCACCCCAGCGCTGGTCAAAAATTAACCAATACGAGGAACTACATTATGACAACTAACCACAGCCAATTTGCAGTAACCACACTGCGCGAACCCTCTGCCTACTCAGCAGAGACATATCAGGACTTGCATACGTACCAGTTGAACCTCGAGGAACTGGACAATATGGTGTCAGCCAGTAATAAGCTAACAGCTGTACAGGGCTTGTTAAACAGTGCCAACGAGCAACGCATCATTGACGTTGTGCTGGACTCTATAAATGAGCGCTACAACGAGCTATTGGCTCACGTTAAATGGTCAGGCTACGAACTACAGCTGGCAGTGTGGCGCGAGGAAAAAACCATGGGACAGGAGGGCTAAACAATGGCTAAATTCGACGCATACCAAACGGTTACTAATAAAGTGATCGAACTAATGGAAACCCACGGCACCAACTGGTCACGGCCGTGGGCTGTAATGGGTCGGCACGTTGGGCTACAACATGCCCACGAGACCCAGAGGCCGTACGAGGGCCTCAACCAGTTGCTACTAATGTGGTCAGGCTATGGTGATAACCGCTGGGGTACCTATAAAGCATGGCAACGCGTGGGCGGTCAGGTGCGTGGAGGTGAGAAGGGTACAGCCATTCTAAAGCCCAATTTCAAAACAGAGATTTTGGACGACGGCTCTGAGCACGAAAAAATGTGGTTCACCACAATACACGTGTTCAATGCTGAGCAGTGCGACGGGGTGCCTGAGGTAGAGACCGTGGAACTGCCTGAGATTGAAAAACAGTTGAGGGCTGAGCACTTTGTCAAAAACACCGGCGCAGTAATCCGCCACGGTCAGGACAGCGCATTCTATAGCCCTGCTCTAGACTACATCGGGATGCCTAACAGCAACCTGTTTAAAACGCCACAGGGCTACTACTCTACTCTGCTACATGAGCTGACCCACTGGACACTGCACAAAGATCGTTGCAACCGTGACGCCTCTGGTAGCTTTGGTTCAGCCGAATACGCATTCGAGGAACTGGTGGCGGAACTGGGTGCTACGTTTGCCTGTGTTGCTCTGGGTATCGAGTCAGAGCCACGTGAGGACCACGCGCAGTACCTCAACAGCTGGATTCGACGGCTAAAGGATGATAAAACCGCGATCACTCGCGCGTCATCTCAAGCCAAAAAAGCATTTCAGTTCTTAGAGGGTCTACAGCCCTCTGCACAGGTAGCTTGACACTGGTTCAGCCTGTAGGGTACCCTCTGGGTATCCTATGGGGTGCATCAGCACCTACTAAACACAACAGCCTATAGGAGGGCTAAACCATGAAACTGAAACCAATTGCAACCAATCAAACCGAAATTATTTACAGCCACGGGCTACGCCTATTTTTCAGCTACGAAACGCCTGTGGCATGTCAAATGCCCTCTGGCAGGTACCACGTGACCGACAAAAAGTGGTCACAGACTACCACGCGCCATATTAATAAATGGCTAAACGGTGCAACTGCTGAGGAAATGCCACAACTGTTTTTTGACGGCATAGCGGAGTAGTGTTACCATGAGATACCACAGACTAGAGAGGGAATACCATGAACATATTTTACCTAGACAGAGACCCAGTAAAATCAGCACAGGCACAGTGCGACCGTCATGTAGTGAAAATGATACTAGAGACGGCTCAGCTATTATCTACGGCTCACCACGAGCTAGACGGTACTTCACCGGCTTACAAGCCCACCCATAGGAACCACCCTAGCGCTGTCTGGGTGCGCTCTAACACCATGTGTTACCGCTGGGCATGGGAGCACCTGAAAGCCCTAGGCGATGAATACAGGGAGCGATACGGTAAAACACATAAAACCATAGCGGAGCACCTAGACACACTAGAGCGCTACCCTGACGGTCTAGCGTACGGTGAATTCACAGACCCACCGCAGTGTATGCCTGACGTTTGCAAACGTGACGACGCTGTGCTAGCATACCAAACGTATTACAATTACAAGGCCGACGAGTGGCTTAAACTAGGTAGACCAATGAAATTCAGAGGGATAGAACTATGAGACGTTACAGCACTATAGCAGAATACAATTCAACAGGGGTTTGCTGGGTACCAGTGGACATTGTAAAGGACGGTGACAACCTAGCAGCTTTCAGTTGCTTTGGCCGTATCACTGACAAGGAATCGCTAGATGCTCTCAGGGAGGCTATAGAACTAGACCCTTCAGTGCTAGAGGGGTTAGATTCATTCCCTGTAGACTTCGACGTGTGGGTTGAGGTAGAGACAGCTGAGAACGAAGTGAGCGATATTTACATTTTAAACAGCGAGGGCAAACGGGAGTCTATCTATAGCCAGCTACCGTCTGACGCTGAGGACATCGTAATTTTCAATATGCAAGATGACCCTCCAGAAAACTATGATCGCGACCTGTGCTGGGCCGACGTAATGGAGTGTTGAATATGACCATAGGAGAATTACTTTTATTGGTGGCTGTGTGTGGTGTAATTGTGCTTTGGAGTGAGGTAAAAAACCGTGATTAATCTACTTTGGGGCTTCCTAGCCCTCGCTATAGTCTTTATAGGACTGCCCTTGTTTACTGCTTTAGGCCTCTTTGGACCAGAGGACACCATGCCAAAAGACGAGGATTATTATGATTGACTTGTTTTGTATTATTGTGCTGGGTGCTTTGTTGTTTCTAATGCTAGAATGGGCAGACCCCAAGCGAACGATTGAAAAAGACCAAAAGCGGAGACAAAAGAATGGACAACGGTAGTATTTTTATTGACCTAGAGCCTGACATCGTAGGCTATCAGGAGAGGGAAACAATGGCTAGAGACCTAGCTGAGTACGAGTTTCAGTTCCTAGGCTATCAGGAGGTAGTAAAACAGGCCAAGCTAGCCCTAGAACAGCGCTACAAGGCCTATTCTGAGGACGACCTGCGGAAGGTTTACAGTCAGGTCTTTGGGGAGGACTACAATGCGCTGTAGAGCCTGTGATCGCATACTAGAAGACGCTGAGTTGACTAAAAAAGACAACTATGGTAATTTCCTAGACCTCTGTGGCTACTGCTTAGACGCAGTTACACGACTAGAGGCTGAGGACAACTTTTTTGTCTCTGATAGCAATTTTAGCTTGACAAATGACGACAACGAGATATAATAACTTAAGTAGTACCTAAGTAGTTAAACTAAAGTAATTAATTATTAGTAATACTACTTAGGTTACTACCTAAGTTACTACCTAAGTTACTAACAGGGGCTGGAGAAACCTCCCCCAATACCCGTAAGGATTATTATCATGGCCTATCCTGAGAACACATTAGAAGACGTAAGAGACAACATTGAGAGCTTCCAGAAGTACATACAGCAGGTGTTAGACCACAGCGACTGCACAGAGGTAGACAACACCTTAGTCAACCTACTAGAGTCATTAGGTGAGGCTCTAGAAGACACAGAGGACACAACGTACAAATTCAAGCTACGTGTGCCGGTAGACTTACCCTTTGAAATCACAGCACCAAAAGAGGTCAGGGAGGACGTACTGCAATTCCTAATGGAGGAAAAAGTCCACCAGTTGCTGGAACCGTACGGCATCAAAGAATACAGGCTTGACTATCTTCCTTGTCGTGATTATCAGTTAGTTTTATGTGCCCCAGATAACAAACAGGCTTGACACAAACCGAAACCTGTGAGATACTATTAGTGTCCCCTGTAGTTCTAGGGGACAAAACCAAAGACGTTAAACGGAGACTATTCCAATATGGCTAGTACAATCGAAGGTATCGTTAACTTCAGCAACATCACCGCCCACGACGTTTACAATGGGCAGTCTACTGGTAAGTTCAGCATGACCATCACGCTGTCAGAAGAGGACGCGGCACAACTTGCGGCTTCTGGCGTGAAGATCAAGGACTACAACGGCGCTAAACAGCGCAAGTTTTCCACGCAGTACGAAGTGGGCAACTATGACGCTGAGGGTGACCGACGCGTGGGAGAAGTACCGTACAACTCCCGTGTGCGCCTCCAGTACGACCTAGGTAAACCACATCCGGTTCACGGTGTGTCTACCTACCTCAAGGCTGTCAAGGTTCTTGAGGAAGCAGAGTTCTCAGCACAAGCCGCTGAGTTCTAAACAATGGAGAAGGCCAAGTTCCTTCGCCATGAGGGCTGTCCGAAGTGTAATTCTTCGGACTCCCTCGCTATCTATGACGACAACGGTCAACACTGCTTCAGTGCTGGCTGTGGGTACCACGTAAGCGGAGACGGTAAAGTGACAACAGTTACACCATCATTACCAAAGGCCAAAGCCCTTGAGATGTTCGGGGTTGTTGCCGCCATTCCTACCCGCAAGATATCCTCCGACACCTGCGCTCACTACGGCGTGACAGTGGAGTACAGCAACACCGGAGGCATCAGCAAACACCACTACCCTTATTACCATCCCGACACTAGTGAGATGTGCGCCACCAAGGTGCGCCAAGTGGACACCAAGAACTTTTATGCTACTGGTGACCTCGCCAAGGCAGGACTCTTTGGTCAAACCGTGTGTCGTGGCTCTGGTAAGTTCGTGACCATCACAGAGGGTGAGCTTGACGCTCTGGCAGTGTACGAGATGTTCGGCAAGTCCTATGACGTTGTGTCGCTGAAGTGTGGTGCGTCCAACGCAGAGCGTGAGATCAAGCAGTCCCTTGAGTGGCTCGAAGGGTACGACAACGTAGTCCTGTGCTTTGACAACGACAAGGCAGGACAAGCGGCAGTTGACTCAGTGAAGGACCTATTCAGTCCCAACAAGCTGAAGATCTGCAAGCTACCTGTGAAGGACGCTTCGGACATGCTCATGGCTAACCGGATCAAGGACTTCACTACAGCATGGTGGAACGCCAAAGTTTACCGGCCTGACGGCATTGTTGCAGGGACGGACACTTGGGACGCTCTGGTCAAAAAGAGACAGGTAAAGTCCATCCCTTACCCTTGGGAAGGCCTGAACCGCATCACACGAGGACACAGACCCTATGAGCTTGTCACGATTACCAGCGGTAGTGGAATGGGGAAATCACAATTCATTCGCGAAATTGAGTACGATCTACTACAGCGATGCGAAGGAAATATTGGAGTCCTTGCTCTTGAGGAAGATCTGGCCCGAACTAGTCTTGGGATCATGTCGGTGGCGGCAAATAGACCGCTACACTTGGAAGAGGACACGCCTGTGGACGAACTTCGCCCCTTCTGGGATGCCACACTGGGTAGTGGAAGGTACTACCTATTCGACCACTGGGGGTCAACTTCAACCGACAATCTCTTGGCCCGTGTACGCTACATGGCAAAGGCCTTGGACTGCCGGTACGTTATACTTGACCACCTGTCCATCGTCGTGTCTTCCCAAGAAAGCGGAGATGAGCGCAAAGCAATCGACGAGATTATGACCAAGTTGCGAACCCTTGTCGCTGAGACTGGCATCAGTCTGTTCCTCGTGTCACACCTACGCCGGTCACAAGGCAAGGCACACGAGGACGGTGCTCAGATCAGCTTGGGTGAGCTTCGGGGTTCTCAGGCTATCGCCCAGTTGTCCGACATTGTGATCGGCATGGAACGTGACCAGCAGAACCCAGACGACTCGATCCGTAACACCACTACAGTCCGTGTGTTGAAGAACCGTTACACCGGAGAAACAGGCCCCGCTTGTTGGCTCCAGTACGACCGTAACACCGGACGGATGGCAGAAGTACCTAACCCAGAAGTAGGGGGTGACTTTTGATTTGCTGGACCTGTAAAGACGACCTGATCTGGAACGTAGACCATTCAGAACAGGACGACCAAGGCAACGAGGTACTGGTTAGTTACTTCCATTGCCCTACCTGCAACGCTGAGGTTGTTTTTTACCACGGAGAGTCAAAAGATAGTGATTTATCTTGACATTGAGACAGACGGACTTTCACCGACAGTGATCTGGTGTGCTGTTACCCGTGAAAACGGGGTAAATACCGTACACACTACCCCAGACACCCTCTGTGAGGCTCTCAGTGGCTCTCAGAGCGTGATTGGGCACAACCTAATAGGGTACGACCTCCCAGCCTTAGAGCGCCTCTGGGGCGTTTCTGTGGCCTCTGAGAGGGTGTTAGACACGCTCATTTTGTCCCGTCTGGCAGACCCAAGTCGGTCTGGTGGGCACTCTCTGGCGGCTTGGGGTAATCGTCTGGGCTACCAAAAGGGTGACTACAACGACTGGTCACACCTGAATGACGAGATGATCGAGTACTGCAAACGTGACACAGAAGTCACAGAAAAGGTTTACCAAGCCTTGACAAATGAACTGGCTGAGTTTTCAGAGGACTCAATTCAGCTAGAGCACAAGGTGGCTTGGGTTATCACACAGCAGGAGCGCAACGGCTGGTTGTTAGATCAAAAGATGGCGCATGAACTAATAGCAGAACTAAAGGAGAAGCAATATGAGCTTCAAGAGCGAGTGCAACAGACTTTCTATCCGTTGCCTGTATATGTTAAGAGTGTTTCGCCAAGGTTTAAAAAGGACGGCACGTTATCTTCCGTGGGCCTCAAGTTCCTTGGTGACCGCTGGACGCAAGTCGCGGGTGACTTCTCGCGGATTGACTTCCCAGAGTTCAACCTAGGCTCTAGGCAACAGATCGGGAAGTACCTAATGCACTTCGGGTGGAAGCCTGAGAAGTTCACTGAAACAGGACAGCCAATCGTAGACGAGAGCGTCCTGTCAGGAGTCTCAGGTATACCCGAAGCGCAGATGATCGCTGAGTACCTACTGGTGCAGAAGCGTATCGCTCAGGTACAGTCTTGGCTTGAGCATGTTGAGAACGACGGTAGAGTTCATGGTCAGGTAGTCACCAATGGTGCCGTCACTGGACGCATGACCCACCGAACGCCCAACATGGCTCAAGTCCCAGCAAGCTACAGCCCTTACGGCAAGCAGTGTCGCCAGTGCTGGACTGTGCCACAGGGTAAATCACTAGTCGGCTTTGACGCTTCTGGGCTGGAACTCAGGATGCTGGCTCACTACATGAACGACAAGGAGTACACTAATGTCCTGCTCAGAGAAGACATTCATACTAGAAACCAAATGGCTACGGGACTTGAAACTCGTGCTCAGGCAAAAACTTTCATCTATGCTTTCCTCTACGGGGCAGGAGACGCCAAAATTGGAGCTATCGTCGGAGGAAATGCTAAAGTTGGCTCAGAACTCAAAGAGCGATTTCTACGAAATACACCTGCTCTTGCAGACCTTCGAGATCGTGTTGGACGAGCGGCTGAGCGAGGCTACGTTAAAGGTCTTGACGGAAGGAAGCTCTGGGTTAGATCCAATCATAGTGCATTAAACACACTGCTACAGGGTGCTGGGGCCATAGTTATGAAACAGGCGTTGGTAACACTGGACGACTATGCCCAGCAGTGGGACTTAGACTACAAGTTTGTGGGGAACGTACATGACGAAGTACAATCGGAGGTGGTTACAGAACAAGCAGAGAAGTTCGGTTGGCTTGCTGTCGAGTGCCTCAAGGCGGCTGGCGTACACTTTGGACTGCGGTGCCCCCTCGACGGAGAGTTCAAAGTTGGAAGAACATGGGAGGAAACTCACTGATGTTCCAGATAGACTTCCTAGAGGATGACCATTTTGATCTAGGAGGAGACACAAAGGAGTGCAGTAAGTGCAAGACTACGCTTCCCTTGTCGTCCTTCTCCAGACACTCAGGAGGCAACTACCTTAGACCAGAGTGCAAGAAGTGCAACAACGAACTGTCCAAAGTAAGGGAGAAACTAAAGCAAGAGTACGGGATGCCAGAGTCGGGATACAACTGTCCTATCTGCCTTAATGACGAAGATTCCGTCAGGGGCAAGGGCAACACGAAGAACGGTTCTTGGGTTATAGACCACTGTCACGAAACTGAGGAGTTTAGAGGCTGGTTATGTCATAAATGTAATAGATCACTAGGAGGGTTTGACGACAGTGTTGACACGTTGTTGAGAGCCGTCACTTATTTGAGGGAAGCTAATGAAAAATCTGTACACACTGGTTGACGACATCTACAAGTTGGTGTCCACAAAGGAACCGACTGAGGGTGTTGACGTAGAAGCCTGTATTGAGTTGTTTGGCGAGAACGTCAAGGACCTGATGCGTAAAGAGTTCACACAGGAGCGTGACGGTAGAAAGCTGCGAATGTCTAACATTGGGCGCGAAGACCGTTACCTGTGGAACCTCTACAATGACGTAGAAGGGACTGACGACATACAGCCGCACACTTACGTTAAGTTTCTGTACGGGCATTTGATTGAAGAACTGTTGCTGTTCCTGACGCGAATGGCTGGGCACGAGGTAACTGATGAGCAAAAGCGGTGTGAAGTCAACGGTATTAAAGGTAGTATGGACTGCAAAATTGACGGTGTTGTCACTGATGTCAAGTCTGTATCGTCTTACGGGTTTAGAAAGTTTAAAGATGGAAGTCTGGCTTTTGACGACCCGTTTGGATACGTTGCTCAAATTAAAGGCTATGCGCACTCAGAAGGAGAGACAAAGTTCGGATGGCTAGCAATGGACAAGCAGAACGGACACCTGACGTACCTCCTGTACGACACGGAAGACACTCAGGCTCCTATCTATGACCTGATTAGCTATGACATTGAGGAGCGAATTGAACACGTAAAAAAGCTAGTGGAGCAACCTACGCCCCCAGACGTTTGCTACGAAACTATCGAAGATGGAAAGAGTGGAAACCTGAAACTCGCCGTAGGATGCTCCTACTGTTCTTACAAAAAACAATGCTGGCCTACCGTTCGCGCCTTCGCGTACTCTGGCGGTCCTAGATTTCTCGTGGAGGTACACAATGAGCCGAAGGTTCAAGAAATCAAACTTTCGTAGTATTTTTGAAGAAGACGTTGCCAAGATTCTAAAAGGAGACTTTGACTATGAACCCTATAGTATACCTTATACTATTAGCCGCAGTTACCGTCCTGACTTCGTTCATCACGCTTCTGGTGTTCTCGTGGAGTGTAAGGGATTCTTTAGAGAAGGAGACACCAAGAAGTACACCAGCATCAGAGACAGTCTCCCAGAAGACCAGCAACTCGTCTTCGTCCTGATGAGTCCCAACAAGAAAATACGAAAAGGTGCCAAAATGACTATGGCTGAATGGTGTGACAAAGAGCGTTTTTTGTGGTATACTATTAGTACACTTGAGGAGTTGGTTGACCATGCTTTATCTAACACTTGATGAGCTACGGGACAAGTTGCTAGACCAGTACGACCCTGATGACCTGATTGAACTGCTTCAGATATCAGCAGAGGAACTTCTAGACCGCTTTGAGGACAAACTAATCAACCGTTTTGAAACATTACAAGACGAGTTTCTTGAGGAAGTTGAGGACGACGATGAGTATTGATGACGCAACGCCAGACGAGTGGGACGCAGTAAGTAAGCCACAGCACTACAACACAGGTAAAGTAGAGTGCATCGACGCAATGAGAGCCGCTAGCCGCAACGCAGAGCTAGAGCCGTTTCAAGGCTACCTGTGGCTCAACGCCTTTAAGTACCTGTGGCGCTGGCCCTACAAGCGTAAACCAATCGAGGACCTACGCAAGGCCCGTTGGTACATTGATCGACTTATACAGGAGCACAACAATGGAGATAATTAAGGGAAACTTTGACAAGAAGAAGGAGGAAGAGCCTGTAAACAAACAGGAGCAGATACGAGAGGCGTTGAAAGCCCTACTGTACAACACAGACCTCAGCCCTTATGACGAGATGGTGTTGATACTGAACAGCACAGCTGGAGAAGGCACCAGTATCTCAACAAACTGCCAGCTGGCTGATACTCATTTTCTGCTTTGCTTTGCCGCACAGACGCTTTTAGACGGCTCGATTACATTAGGAGAATAACTTGGACGCATATCAACAGTACATACACAAGTCACGTTACGCACGTTACCTGCCAGAGCAGCAACGGCGTGAGACTTGGAAAGAAACAGTAGGGCGGTACGTGGACTACTGGGGTGACAAGCTAGACGACAAGGAGCGCAAAGAAGTCTTCTGGGCTATCCATGACCTTGATGTTATGCCGTCTATGCGAGCACTGATGACGGCAGGTAAGGCTCTTGATCGTGACAACGTAGCTGGTTTTAACTGTAGTTATATGCCTATTGACCATCCTAAAGCATTTGATGAGATGATGTACGTCCTCATGTGCGGTACAGGTGTTGGCTTCAGTGTTGAACGTCAGTACATTAACAAACTACCTGAAGTCGCGGAGGACTTCCATGAAACCGATACAGTTATTCACGTTGCCGACAGCAAAATTGGTTGGGCTAAAGCGTACAGAGAGCTTATCAGCTTGCTCTATTCAGGCCAACTTCCAAAGTGGGACGTATCTACAGTTAGACCTGCTGGGGCAACCCTTAATACTTTCGGGGGTCGAGCAAGTGGTCCGGAACCTCTTGTTGACTTGTTTAAGTTCACCACTGAAGTCTTTCGCTCCGCTGCTGGAAGAAAACTTAGCTCCATCGAGTGTCACGATATCTGCTGTAAGATTGCACAGATCGTCGTCGTGGGCGGGGTCAGACGAAGTGCTCTCATCAGTCTCAGTAATCTCACGGACGATCGCATCCGACGATGCAAGTCAGGACAATGGTGGGTAGATAATCCTCAACGTGGTCTAGCTAACAACAGTGCTTGTTACACTGAGAAGCCAGACTTCCAAGCCTTCCTTAACGAGTGGACTAGTTTATATGAATCACGATCTGGTGAACGAGGTGTCTTTAGTCGAGTGGCAAGTCAAAAGCAAGCTGAGAAGAACGGCAGACGAGATGCTACCTATGATTTTGGAACTAATCCATGTAGTGAGATCATCCTCCGACCCTACCAATTCTGTAACCTATCGGAAGTTGTTGTCAGGTCAACCGATACGCTCAAAGACCTCAAACGAAAAGTACGAATTGCGACTATCCTTGGAACTCTCCAAGCTACCCTGACGGACTTTCGTTATCTGCGTAAGGTGTGGAAGGACAACACTGAGGAAGAAGCCCTGCTAGGCGTGTCCCTGACAGGTATCATGGATCACCCTGTTATGTCTGGGAGGACAGGAGATGAGTATAAGACGCTCAAGAAATGGCTGGATGATTTACGACAAGAAGCTATCGACTGTAATAAGAGATTTGCTAGCCGGTTGGGGATTAATGTGTCTACTGCTATCACTGCTGTCAAGCCTTCCGGAACCGTTAGCCAACTGGTTGATTCGGCCTCTGGGATACACCCTCGCTATTCTGCTCAATACATCCGCAGGGTAAGGGCAGACTCGCGTGATCCTCTGTGTGCCGTCTTAGAGGCCTCTGGAGTGCCTGTAGAGGACGACGTTATGTCACCCACTACCAAGGTATTCAGCTTCCCCATTAAAGCGCCTGACGGGGCTGTGACGGCCTCTGAGATGTCTGCGATGGAGCAGGTGAAGCTGTGGGAGGTGTATCAGGATCACTGGTGTGAGCACAAGCCGTCAATGACCTGTTACTATCGTGACCATGAGTTTCTGGAGGTGGGACAGTGGCTGTACAACAAGTTTGACAAGGTAAGCGGCATCAGCTTCCTGCCTTACTCAGACCACACGTATCAGCAAGCGCCCTACGAGCCGATAGACCTGAAAACGTACAAGGCATTAGCCAAGGCATTTCCAGAGTCTATCGACTGGGACATCTCTGAAGGGAGTGACATGACCGAAGGGTCCCAGCAGTTAGCCTGTACCGGCAACAACTGCGAACTGTGACGCTAAGTGAGTTTATTGTTCTGCTATTTTGTATAGAATGACTATACATAAAGGCGGTAAATTAAACCAGCTAGAGCGCATCCTTTAGTTTTGGGGGCTTCGGCCCCTTTTTTATTCTCTGTTGTTTGTTGCAACAGCAGACCCAACCAACATTCCTGCCCCTGCTTGTCTAGCTTCTTCTGCCGCAATAGCTTCAGAACTAGGATTAACTGCAACTGCGTCCTCTAAAATACTACGCCAAGTTTCTGTCTGCTTTCTGTCGTAATTAGGGTTAGGAGCTGAGGTTGTGCTCTGTACGCCCCTTGCTGTGCTTCTTGCTCTGTCAAGTGTTCTAACATTTGTTACCATTGGTGGGGTCACAGCAACCAGACGATTCGGAATGACTCTTTTCATAATGTCTAGTGTTGGTAATTTAGTTTTAGACTGTATGCGTTGAGCTAGTTGTTCATATAAGTTATGCTCATCAGACATTACACCTAACATCCTACCGTCAGGACGTACATTAACTAACAAGTTAATACCGCCTTCTGTTACCGCAGATCCGGGCCTCGAACCTGTTATCCAAACTCCGTTCTCTGGGCTTGATAGACTATCAATAACATGAAAAGGCATACGAGCATTTGTGTTTTTATCTGCGGCTGTTCTCAGCCCGTCTACAAGCTCATCATAAGGAACATTTGTCCTGTCTCTGAATAGTTTCTTCAAAGGTGCGACATAAGAAGCACTATACAAAACATCATTAAAATGCTGTCCTGTTGTTCCTGAAGGAGCTTTAATAACAAGCCTTGCATTGTTTCCTTGTTGTGCTGTGTCAGCGAAACCAACATTAGCTCCTGACACATTAGGCTCTGTCCAAACACGACCAAAATGCTGCTCAATGATGTTTAATTCATTGTCAGTAACATTTATTCTTCTAGTGTTTCCTGTCGTTGGGTTAACACTTCTTGGAAGAAGATCCTTTTCTTTAATAGCTTGTCTATAGTCACCTACTTGATAAACTTGGGCTGGTACAAAATCAGAAAGGTTTTCTATTTTTAGTAATGCGTCTGCTACCTCTCCTTCTCTACCAGCTTGCGCTGCAATTCTCGTCATGTACTGAGCAATAGCAACCCCGTTGTGGATGTTGCCTTCTTCAGCAGCAGCAGCCATTAAGTCTTGCCCACCTCTGGTCATTCCAGCTTCTTTATACAAAGCCCTAGATTGAGGTGACGCTAGGTCTCTTACCGTCCTAATTAAATTTTCTGGAGTCCATTTAGCAGTAGCTAGTGCTTGACTTCCACTGTAAAAACCGGGTATAAAGTTATCTAAACTACTTAATATCATGCCCCTTGCTGCATTGGGGTCAGTAATGGCGTTGATAACCTTGTTACCTGCTTTTATAAGGCCGCCGCCAATGTAGTTTGCAGGAGTCATGGCTTCGTTTGCTACGAAGTTAAGAACTCCTTGCGCGTCTCCAACACGCTGATACTGAGGCTCCTGTGGTGAGGTTAAAAGCCCTTGTGGTTCCCCGTACATACGGTCAACACGAAGATCAATAGGTTGCGACCCAAAGTCAGCCTCAATCACTGGATTCAACAGAGGGTCGTTTTCGAGAGCACGACCAAGAAAAGCACCGCCAAGAGCTAAGTTTCTTTTAATGTCGTCACCTAGATAATTACCAACAAGACCTAAAACGTCTCCAGCAAGGGAAGACGCCCCGGCCATACCTTCAGTGCTTTCAGGATAAAACAAACTACCGGCCATAGTTATCGTCTCTGTTCTCTTTCTTGAGTCTGCTGTTGTCTGATACTCTCAAGTTGAACCCTCTGCAATCTCTCAAGCTCAGCACGAACCTCAGCTTGGTCTTCGTCAGGCAAACTTGTCATCAAATCAAACACTAAGTCACCGGCGGCTATCTCCATTGCTGTTGCGTTTCTGAAAGTAGTGTTTTCAAAAGCAAGGAGTTTATTTACATTTCTTGGGTTGTAAGCTATTTTTGCTAAAAAGATAGGAAGCCCTAAAACCGCACCTGCTCCTGCCACACCAGCCGCTGACGTACTAAGAGCACCAGCAGCAAGAAGCTGACCTGCAGCCTGATATTCCTTTGATCTAAACATCAGAGAAAAAACATTGCCACCCGGTTTTGCAGAAGCCTCTGCCATCATGTTTAAAAGCTGAGTAAACTGCGGTGCTTTGTCTCCCATGATTAGCGCTAGTCTTTTTTTGTTAGCAGGGGTTGACCACTGTGCTGCTAATTTTCTGTAGTTAGAGATGTCAAAGCCTTCTTGTGTTACGTCTGGGAGAAGTTTTTGCACAAACCCTGTACGAATAGCAGCAAGAGCTTCGTCCCAAGTACCTACTGGAAGTTCTACTCCTTCTTTTTTTGCTAAATCAAATGCTTCTTTTGCTGACGCAATGAACTGTCTAGCCTGAGAAATATTTCCGGTGGTTGATAAAACATTACCTATTCCTTGGTAGCTTCCTTTGTTTGCTTGAGTAATAAAACCTTTATTAATATCAGGAAGAATACCGCTTAAGGCTGTAGAGTACGCCTCATTAATGCCAGAAAAACGCTGTGCTAATGCAGGATCAAGACGGTTTATTTCTCTACCAATGGCACCACGAATAACATTAGAAAGCTCAGCTAGTTCAGAGGACGCTGTTGGGTTGTAACCGGGATTACCAAACGTACCTACTTCGCTGATTCTGTTCATTAAAACTTTTTGAAACCTAATTAGGTCAGAGGCTTTTAGTGTAGGTAGTTCTTCAATGCCGCCTAGGGCTTGCTTAAGGATTTGTATTGTTGCGTCACTATATTCTGTTCCTGTAGGCAAGTTACCTTTGTTAACAAAACGCATAAGAACTTGGTTTAATCCACGAGTGTTTACCGTTCTGTTTCCAAGGTCTTTCATTAAAGAGTTAGAAGCTGTTTCATAGGCTTGTCCTGCTGCTTGACGACCAGCATCAATAATACCATGAATAGCCATACCTACAGCTTCTGGGTCTGAACCTAACTCACTAACAGGAAGATCATCAAGCAAACGAGTTACTTCTTGAGAAATAACTTCATTTGCTCTTTGTGCGTTTCTTTCACCAATTGCACTAGAAAAGAAACCAAGATCAGCAATACGCTGAGTAATTGTTTGTGTTCCTCTTGCTCCTGCTTGGTACGGAGTTAAAGTGGCACCCCCTTGGTTTAACAACCCCTGAGTCATTCGCAAAGACTCTTCGCTTCCTGCTGTCAGAGGCTCTTCTAGTCCTTCAAAAAGCTGCCTTGTTTCTTCAGGAGTAAAACCAGCTGCTCGACGAGATTTAATGAAGTTACCAATAGATTCAAACGCCTGTGCGCCCACCAAGTCTATACCAAAAGAAATACCACCTTCTTTTACTGCGTTCCAGTAGTCTAAGTCTTTTCCGTCCAGAGCGTCTTCAATAAGCTCACCCGCAGCAGTAAATAAGCCGCTTCCTGTAGCAGATCCAACTTTAATACCCGCAGGACCGCCTCTTGCGCCGATTACACCACCAATAACAGAACCCACCGTTCCTGTGGCAATGTCAATATTGTCTCTCCACCAAGAGTTTGCGCTTTGGTCTGCACCAACAAAGTCTTCTGGTGCAAATTCCCCCCTACGCACAAGCTCCTCACGTATTTGTGGCAGGGTCATTTCTCCTGCTCCACGAAGAGCAACCCTTTCTCCTGTACGAGGGATGATAACTTCAACAGTTTCTTGATTATTCTCAGGCATTGTTGGTTCCTTCGTTTATTTTACTCTAAGATCAATTTCTCGCGGCGTTTCTGTTGCCCCTCTTCCTTCGACATAACCAAAAAGAGCATTAGAATAATTAATGTAGGCTGCTCTTTGTCTTAGAAAATCCCCATCAAATTTTGATGCCGGGTTATCGACTAACCACTGCTCTAACTGAAGTTTTTTATCTATCATACTAAGTGCATTAGTAACTATGGTTTCGTTAATTTGAAGTGGGTTTTCTAAAGAAGCTAGTGTTTTGGCAAAAGCCTGTCTTTCCCCGTCTGAAAGTTGAGCACCAAAAGCCTCCCTTAAACCGTTTGTTATTTGCTGATTGATTGCTATTTGTAATTCTCTATAATCGTTGTACTGCTCAAAACCTGTACCTGCAAGCATGTCTTTTATAGGTCCTTCAAAAGTGCCTGTTTCTCCTCCTGCTGTTTTAATGCTAGTTAAAAGGTTTCTCATTTGCGTAAGTCTTGGCAACTGTTTTCTTGCTTCAGACGCATCAGCATAAACTTCTTCTCGTTGGCCTCCCCACGCTTCTATGTCTTGTCGTTCCGCCTCTACTGCGGTAATACCACCAGAAGTTAGGCCGGGAGTGTCTGCACCACGGCTAACAAGCTGAAGTTTTCCTTTAGCTGGAGTCTGAGGACCAGCAGGGTCTACTGGAGCGTAAGAAACACCGAAAGTTGCTCCTGACGTTGGGGTTGCGGCATAAAACTGATTGCCGTCTACGTCTTCCCAAATATCAGCCCTTGGGAAAGAAGGAGAAGTAGCGCCTCTTGTTGAAGCAAAGGCATCTCCAGACGTTTCTCCAGTAAGGTACTTAACAAGAGCTTCTTCTGGCATAGACTCAGCAGCAATAGACAATGCTGTTTGTCCTCTGCTACGGGCAAGCTCAGAAACCTGCCTAGCAAGACGCTTACGGTTTACTTCTTTTTCTATCTCTTGTTGTCCTGTCTCCAGAGTTTGCATACCTGTACTTAAGCGTTGTCGCGCTTGTTCTGCGTACTTAGTAGCGTTTGCAACGTCACCCTTGGCTTGGTAGAAAGCCGCAAGTTGGCGAAGACCCTGTACAGTATTAGGGTCAATACTAGCCAAGAGTTGTCGCTCTCGTTCTGCTTGTTGTTGCGCCCTCATCTGCCTAGGGATTTGACCAACATTCTGAGCAGCGGTGAACAACCCACGACCGTAAGTCGGACTTGTAAGCGCCCTAATTAAACTTTCACTGTATCGTGCCATTGTTGTTCTCCTTAAGGACTGGCAGTGCTGCTAGTTGAACCGGGAACTGTTACTCCGAGAGTAGACAGAAGATTTGTTATGTCTCCAATTACACTACTTCCTCCCGTGTTCCCTAACAAAGAAGACAGTAGGCCTGAACCAGCTTCTCCCATCAAGTTAGCGCGTCCCAGAGCAGAAGCCAAGTAAGCGTCAATTCCAGACATAGTAGCTTCACCGAACAAATTAGCACCATACAGGTCTGCTTGTTGCTTCGCAGCCGCCGAAGTAAGTCCGGGAGCAAGAGCGTTAATAAGCTGCTGCTGTGGCAAGTACCCAAGTCCAAAGAACTGGCTTCCAAGACCAGCTTGTTGTGCTTGTTCTGCTTGCGCCTGTTGTACAGCTTGGAAGTAAGCGTTGTTCATGGCTTCTTGTTGTGCTTTGTTCATCTGGAATGTTTCAGGAGCCATACCACCAAACATATTACTGCTTACGCCTAAGCGACCTTGGGCCGCCAGACGTTCTTCATTCATAAGCTGCTGACGCTGCATCTCAGGCTGCATTGCTGTTAACATATTGCCGTAGATGTTCTGAGTGCGTTGAGCAGGATCTACCATAGCCTGATTAAAGAAGTTTTGTGCTCCTCCAAACAGGAGTTGGGTCATGGCTGACTCTTCTGGAGACACGCTCATGGTTGTCTGGAGACCGTCAGGCCCCAGAGAGACACCGTACTGACCGCCAGTAGCGGACGTAATGGTATAGGGTTTAAAAGCCGTTTGCTCTAGCTGTGTGTTCGCTAAGTCAGTAGCATAACCACGAGCGCTTGTTCCTATGTCTCCCAAGTCTCCGTAGGCTGTGCCTAGCAAACCTAGGGCAGCCGCACCCGTTGCTATGTCACCGTAGTTTGTAAAAAAGTCTTTGATTCCACCAAAGAGCGAGTCCAGCGGGTTTGTTGCTGGCGGAGAAGCCGACATAGGAGTAGCTGGAGCAGCTGGTTTAGTCGCGGCAGTAGCACCTGTAACCATATTAAATGACGGAGGAGCTGATTGAGTCGCAGCTGGCATAATTAACTGTTGCTGGTAAGGATTTATCATAGTATCTTTCCTAGTAGTGCTAAAACATTAATTTCTTGTACAGAAAACTCAGTCCCGTCGATGTCAGCTTCAAGGCCAATAGTGACAACATTACCAAAGCCAGTAGTGTTACTGTTAATCCTGTTAGTAAGTATTCCAGAACTGTATTCATCGACGTTATACTCAGCCACCCCAAAGTAAGCAGGGCTTTGGCTTCCTGATATTGTTATCTCTTGCGTCTTATACGCGCCTGAAAAATCATAAGCCCACTTCAAAAACATCTGTGCGTTGTTACCACCAACAACAGTTGGCTTAATCTTCTTTAGCATCTTAGTTCTTGACGCATCACCAAATGTTAAACTAGGACTGTAATACTTGAAGCGATAAGTTTCGCCGTTGTCCTGATATCCTGTGTACGTGCTGATACCGTCAACTGTTCCAATGTACAACGTACCGTCTTCTGCTCGTTCATAAGACTTAAACGTAGACGCTGGCCATCGAGTAACACGATAAGAACCATTCTCTACTGTGCCTCTAACATCAAAGCAGTACGTTGTTGTTTGCCCTGTAAACGTCAACAAGTAAAAGTTATTCTCTGGGCTATAGACTGAACGAAACGAAACAGTCTCTGTGTCAATCAAGTTAATAATGTCTCTGCTAATACTAGCACTCAGGTTCTGAATAGGCATTGACTTTTGTTGTAATGTACGAGAAAACGCACGTAGACCTGAGTGTGACAGGAACAATACATCAGTACCTGTGTACTGAACAGTGTCTCTGTCAACACAGCCTACGCCCGATACAGTATCTACTAATGCCATCGTAGCTGGTGACTCAGCACCACCATAAACAACAATGCTATGCTGTCCAAAGATAATTAAGTATCCGTTGTGCGCCGCTAAAGCTACAATCTCATCATAACCATCAGGCCATACTTTTGAAAGATCAATAGAGCCTGACGTACCACCTGAGAAGTCATGACCAATTAACAAGTCAGACCAGTAAACAGTAGACTTATCCGTACCAAAGTCAGCTACCCAAAGACGACCATAAGCCGCCAGAACTTCATGTCCGTGTACGTTAGCAGTGCCAGCAGCGCCACTAATGGAACTAAGGGTTTCAACAGCGCCTGAGCTAGTGCTGTACACAAGTGGCTCATAGCTTCTTTGAAAGAAGTAGATTTTGTCATTAAAGTTTACCGCCTTCCAGTTGTTAGCTGTAATTGAGTAAGCAACAGGAGTCTCGTCAACAAGCGTTGTAGTCCCTGACAGTATCTTGTTGTTACCAGCAGAGAATACTTTTGTGTTACCTGCTTCGTCACGGAACTCTTTAATCAACGTAATAGCAGCAGAACCAAGCTCAGTCTTGTCTGTTGTAATAACACTATGGCCCTTGCGAGCAGCAATTCGACCGCGCTTGTCAATGACAGCGTTGTCTGCAACGTCAGCAAAGGCTGTGTCCTGCTGTAACGGCGAGTCTTCGGTATTAATACCTTTGAATGCCGGAGCAGCTAGGTTAATACTTTGAAGTTGTTGTGCCATATTATGAGTACCACACCATTTCTTCTGGATGTTTAGCAGCGTCAAGTGCAA